CTAGATCAAGCCGACCTCGCACATGCACACCAGCTCGGTTCTGGTGTTGTTGGGCAGGATCGCTTTCAGGTTGTACTTCTTGCCGTGGTAGGCCAGGCGGTGCGCCGTGGTCAGGTCGTCGCGGTAGCCGATCGTCACGCGCATCGTGGTGGCCGTTTGCTGAGCGTCAGCGGCCAGGAACTCGCGCCCGTTGATGCCCTCGATGCTTGCCCATTCGGTGCCGATGGTGGTCCAAGACTGGACCATCTCGCCGGTCTGCATGTCTTGCACGCTGGTGTACTTCTGAATCTCGACCGGATGACGGCGGCGTCCGGTATTCATCACAGCACCGCCATTGATTTAAACGGAGCCAGCAGGAGCTGGTAAGCCGTGTTCTCGTGAATCGGGCGGTCGGACTGGCGCTCCCGGTTGACGTACAGATCCCCGGTCAGCAGCAGAACGGCGCATTGGATGGCCTCGGGCATGGGGTCTGGCAGGTCTTCGCCCAGGTACTGCTCGACGTGCCGGGTTGCGGCGTCCAGATAGAGCTGGATCAGCGGATCTTCCATTGCGTGCATGACGCGCAGGTGTTGCTTGGCTTCGGCCACGGTAATCATACGAAGAACACCTCGGTGTCAATTTCAAAGGGGGCGGCTGCGGCTTGGGCGGCGCCCATTGCCATTGCCAGGGCTTGCAGGCCGTCGATTCGGCCCGTGCGGCGTGATTTGTCCAATTTGCGCCCCCCGCTAGGGTCTTTCACGGCGACGGCATTGGCGGCGCACATGGTCAGCACCGGGTGGTTGCCGTGGGCGATGCGCCCGTTCAGCAGCTCGGCTTCCAGCGCATCGAGTGCAACTGACATGTCTTTGAAGCCCTGCCCATGAGGCACTAGCGGCAGATCGAGGCCCAGGCGGTCGAGTTCTTTCTTGAAAATGTCGATACGCCAGCGGTCGAAGGCGATGGCCTGGATATCCACGTCCGAAAGAATCTCGGCCATATCGGCGGCCACGAACTCATAGTCCACCGTCGCGCCGGGTGTCGTGCGCAGGTAGCCTTCAGCGGCCCACTGGTCATACGGGGCGCGGTCTTTCTTGGCGCGGTCGAAGATGCCCTGCTCGGGCGTCCAGAAGTACGGGCGAACCTGCCAGACGCCAGCCGTTTTGCCGATCAGCACAAGCGCCGTCAGGTCGGTGCGGGCGGACAGGTCCAGGCCGGCATAAACGGGACCGTCGAAGGGTTCCGGCTCGGCATCGCAGGCCATCCACACGTCAGGCGATATGAACGGGCTGTCCAGGCTCACGCGCTGATTCAGCAGCAGGTTCCGGGCGGTGTTGCTCATGCTCGGCATACGGGCGGCTTGCTGCATCTGCTCGCGCAGGTCGTCTTCGGAGCGGAACAGGCCCAGCGCCGGGTTGGCTGCTTTCCAGGCATCCTCGTCTAGCAGGTCGCAGCCCTTCGGCGCGGCGTACAGGTGGCAGACGATGCGCGGGTCTTTCGACTGCTTGGCATCGTCGATCCAGGTGGAAAGGAGATCGGCGTCATTCGCGGCTTGGGTACTGATAGCGATCAGCAGCGGGCTTTCGTGCGCGCCTTGGCTGGTCGTGATGGCATCCACGAAGTCGGATTGAGGCCCGCGGATCTGGCCGATTTCGTCGAGAATTGCCAAAACTGGGCTAGCGCCATGAGCTGTCTTCCCGTCAGCCGCAAGGGCGCGAAACTCGGTATTCATAGGCAGGCCGATCAGGCGCTTACCCGATGGCACGATGCGGACAATCTTCGATAGTGCCGGCGACTGCATGACCATCTTGGACGCCAGGTTGAACACCAGCGCAGCCTGGTCGCGGCTCATGGCTCCCGACACTAGCTGGCTGTTCTGCTTGGCTTCCGGCCCGACCAGATGCGCCAGGATCAGGCCAGCGATCGTCGCTGTCTTCCCCGACTTCCGGGCTATGCTCAAGATGGCGCGCCGGGTGCCGTGCGGGTTGTCGTATACGTCGCGGATGAACTGTTTTTGAAACTCAGCCAGTACCAGCGGCTTGCCCACGTCCGCACCTTCCGGCACGACGCAGTAGCGCTCCACAAAGCTGATGATCTTCTCGGCCCTGGTCATTGCATCGTCGCCAGGGTTGGGATCAGGTCGTCGTCGAGCTGAGCGCGGGCGTCTCGCTCCAGTGCTGCGCCTTTCGGGATGTTTTGCGCCTTGCCCACGGTGGCGATGGTATCGACCTTGAGCTGTCGGCCAGTCGCCAGGGCGCGGCGGGTCATCTTGTCCAGCAGATCGCAGGCGGGGTTCGGCTTGCCGTCCACCAGCAGCCCGTCACGGTCGATGGCATCTTGCAGCGCCTCGATGTCGGCATACGCACGGGCAAGGCTCCCGGCCAGGATCAAGTCAGCATCGGTCCAGGTATCACGCGGGCGTGCGGTGACAATGGCATTCCAGAACGGCCTGGCAGCCTTCCCCACGCGCACAAACGCAGGCGGCGCTATAGGTCCAAGCGCAACGGCCTGAGCGGCTGCTACGGCGGCTTTGGCGCTGTCTGAGCGGGGGCGGCGGGCGGTCATCTTCATGGCACTTAGCAATAAAAAAGCAGGGAGAGGGCGGTCTTGTCTTTGGCGGTTGCTGGTGATTTTTCCGCCTTGTTCCACGGATGCGCCGGATCAAGTGGCACGCCGTTGACGTCGCAGCCCAGGAACACGGTTTTATTCATGCTCGCGGCTGTCTTGAGCGAGTGACATTGATGACAAAGGCTGGCCAAATTCTCCCGGCTGTTGTCGTCGGTGTAGTCCTCGCGGCTGTCCTCGATGTGATCCACGTCAGTGGCAGGCACTACCAGACCACGCGCTGTACACATACGGCACAGCGGTTCATCGGCCAGTACCTGAGCGCGCAGACGCTTCCACGCGGCGCTGTTAAGACTTAACGTCCGGCGCTTCTTCATGCGTTAACCTCGTTAACTTGCTCGTTAACCTGGTCGTCGATTCCTTCAATCACAGGCAGGTTCTCCAGACGGCGGACTTCAGACTTGAGCATCCATCCGTCGCTGATGCCGCGCTCGTAGAACTGGGCACGGTTGAGCGAGTCGCCGCGAAGGAGTCCTTCTAAGCTGTGCTCACAGAAGAAGTTCGGACTGTTGAAGCACGCCCGGTTAATTGCTTGCTCCCAGCAGATCAGGTGCCGGCGTAGCGTCATGGTCACGAACTGGCGGGCTAGCTCTACGCTGTTGCTGTAGTTCGCGCTTTCCATCGCCTGAACAATCACAGGCGGCACACGGAACAGACGGCAGACTTCAATCACGCTGAGCTTCCGGGCTTCGATCCACTCGGCATCCTCAAGCGTCATGCTCACGGTCTTGAACGTCGCGCCTTGTGGCAGTACGGCTGTCTTGCCGTGGTTGCTCACGCCCGACTGACCAGCAGACCAGCTTTCGCGGATCTGTCCGGCCTGCTCCTTGGTTGTGCCAGGTGCTGTCTCGATAACGCCGGACAATTTGGTGCCTTGCTCGAACATCTTGGCGCCGTGGGTACGCTCTGCCAGTGCAAGGCCGATGGTGTCGCGGGCAACCTGAATGGGCGAGCGTCCGAGAATCCCGTCGTCGCTGTGATAGCGCAGGTGCAGGACTTCATCGGCCAGCAGACGGCGCTGATTGCCTTTGCCGTCCGCGTGGTCATACACCAGATTGCCCAGGCTCGAACGAAGTACGGTCACGCTATCGGGGTGCATCGGCAGCAGGGCCTTAACCGAACCGTTCGGGTTCCAAACGATTTCCGCATAGGCGTTGCCACGCAGCAGGACGTGACGTTGCATCTGCTCTCGGAACTCCAAGGCGGTCTGGTAGTTGTTCGGCGCGTCGTGCAGCAGGCGGTATAGCGGATGGCTCTTGGCCTTCTCGCGTCCGTTGTCGGTGTTGCGGTACACGTCGAGCGGCAGACTGCCGACTGTCTCACTGATAGCGGCCACGCACGCAAAAACTGCGGAGATGCCCTCGGCGGTGGTTGTGTTCACGTCCACGCCAGCGACGCCAGGAAAGCCGCTGATGCGGTCGTAATAGGTGTCATAGGCCGGGGTCGTCGGCTCGGGGCTGGATCGTTTGAACAGGCGCGGAAACTTCACTGGCAGGCCTCCAGATACAGACGGGCAAGGCGAATCGAGCGCGGCAGCTTCGACCGGACTTGAACACTCGTCGCGTCATAGGCCGGGTTGGCCGTGATGGTGATCTCGAACAGATCCACGTCTCGCAATTCGCGGACGGGCTTCGCGCCTTCGGCCCAGGTGTCACGAACAGGCAGGAACCCGAACGAACAGCCGGCCACGTCGCCACGTTTCACCAGCTCGGCCAGATCGCGGCCCAAGGTGGTGTCGGGAAGGTCCAGCTCGAACGCCAGACCTTCGGAATCTTCGGTGAGTCGCAGAGTGCCGGCACCCAGGCGACCTAGCAGCGACTTGCCGTCGTGCTCATAGATCGCCCGGATGTTTCCAGCAGAAGCGGCGGCAAGCGTCCGGGTGAAGGCACCGGGGCGGATGACTTCCACAAACTCGCCCAGGTCCGTCTCAGAGTTGAACCGAGCGGCATAGCCGGTCAGCTTGCGTCCGTCAGGCTTCAGCCCATTGCTTGCGCGCCGTTCCATTACACTACCTCGGTCGCTACGACGAAGCCTTGCGGGTGGCGCACGGCGGTATCGACGGTGGCCATCGCACGAACCTGAATGCCGCCTCGGCTGTAAGCGGGTTCGGCGTATGGGTTCACCAGAATGTCCACCTCGGACCAGACGCCCAGCATCACTTGCGAGAAGTCGCCCAGGATCAGCTTTCCGGCCGGGACGTTCTTGCTCGCTGCCAGGGCCAGGCCAGCCATAGCGCCGTTGTCGTACAAGAAGCCGCTACCAGATCCGGCGACCTTCTCAGCAGCCGCCAGGGCGGTGCGGATGGCGGCAGTAGTCAGCCAGCGGCCGTTCTGGATATCCACGTCATCGAGCATTTCCAGCATCGCCAGAACGCCGGCCCAAGTGGTCGGAACGTCGCCGGCAGCTTGGATGCCGGGAGTGTTCAGGATGCCCAGCGGCTGCCCAGCCAGACCGGAACCGTTGATGATGGCGGCGTCGATCTGCTTGGCGATCAAGAAGCTCAGATCCTCGCGCACCAGTTGCTCGATGGACGGGGCGCTCTGCTGAATGAGCTGGCGACTCATCTCGGTTTTGCCGCCGACGTGTTTCGGGGTCAGGGTGACTTGATCGAAGCTCATCTCGGCTTCCGGCACGGCCTGGCCTTCAGTGACCCAGCCCGTTTCGAGGCCGCTGCCGAACTTCGGAATAGCGACATTGCCACGCAGGCCGGTCATCACGCGCACGCCCATCTGGCGAGCCAGCAGAGCTTCACGCAATGGTCCAACGTACAAATCGGCGCGGTGGTCAGTACCTACCAGCTCGGGAGCGGTCGCGGTGGTGTTGGCGCGCTTCTCCAGGCTGGCGAAGGGTACGAAGGCGCCCTCGGCTTTGCGGCCACTGCGGCGTTCAGCTTCGCGGGCATATTCGGCCTCGGCGCCGTCCAGACTGCGGTTTTCCATCTGGCAGCGGATAACCTTGGTGACGCTCACGGAGCCAGCCAGGCGGTCGAAGTCAGCAGAGGGTGCGCCCGATACCGGAGTACCAGCAGCGCGGCGTTCTACTTCGCCCAGGTACTCGGCACGCTCAACCTGAGCGGACAGGGCGCGCTCTTCGGTCTTGAGGGTGTCGAATTGCTTGGTTTCGTCGGCAGACAGATCGCGGCCATCAGCGGCTGCGGCATCTACCAGGGTTTTCATGGCGGCGACCTTGGCGGAGCGCTGCTCGCGTAGGGCGGAAATCTTCATTCGTTGATACCTGTAAAGTTAGGTGACATGCACGAATACTGTACGCATATACAGTATTTCATGCAACTAATCGTTGACAGGCAGGCTCGGCACGTTGTAGCGGGCACAAAAAACCCCGCTCGGTGGCGGGGTTGAGGTCATTGCGCGGTTGCGTCAGGCCATCGTTCTCTGGCTCTTCTAAGCGCTTCGCCATGGGTAACTGGCTCGCAGATCATGGTAAACGGCGGGTGTCCCGCTACCGTTATCGTCCAGTGACCCCGACGCGATTCGCCGTCATTGGCAGCGACCTCTGCTAGCAGCTCCAAGCGATGCAATTTGATGTACTGGCGAATGTCGGGCGTCAGCTTGCTCGATGGCGAGACGATCAGGCGGTTGCCCTTCACCTTCGCGCTGAAGCCGTGGTCGCGGAGATAATCGATAGCGGCCATCAGAAAGCCTCCGCGTCGTCATCATCGAACTCGGGCGAATCGCTGAAGGTGCTCACGTTTTGCTGAAGATGCTCATTGTTTTCTGTGAGCACCTTCAGTCGATCTTGAGCACCTTCAGCAGAAAGGCGCCAAACCCATTGCTGTTTCCCTCCGCCAAAATTGCCTCCTTCTTTCTTCGCAACTGCGCCAATCGTTTTCTGAGCACGGCGAACCGTCGCCCAGGTCAGCCCGTTTCCGTCAGCATCTTTCTTGATCTGGTTTACAGGTACAGGGCCAGCGGAAAGAAGATCGCGCAGGAAGTCGCAGGCTTCGTCCAGCTCTGTACGGCGCTCGTCCTGATTCTGCGACTCTACGTCCGCAAGGATCTCGCGCGCGGTCCCTTCGATCTTTCCCCCCCATAGCACGCGAGTAGTCGTGATGCCCTCTCCGACCGTGCATTCCTCGATGGTGTAAGAGCATCCGCCGTCGTCTACCGCGATGTTCGACTTTGCACGCGCCAGCACACGAAGCTCGGAGTCTTCCTGCTTCGCGGCCACCAGCACCGTACGGGCCAGCGCACCAAAAGCCTGCGACCCCAGCACACGCTCGGCCGGGTTCTTGTCCGCCGATCCTTTCGAGAAGTGGGTGATGCCCAGCACCGCGCAATCGTGTTGCTCGGCAAGATCGACCAGGCCTTGAAGCGCTCGACGCACGTCATTGGCGCGGTGCATATCGCCAGACACGGCGGAAACGATGGGGTCGATCATAATCAGCCCAACGTCGCCGATTCGCTCCATCTCAGCGGCCAGCAGATCAATATCCTTGGCAGGGTCGAACGGCTCGACCTCGCCCAGCCCGTTGACGCGGCCTTGCAGAATGTAGACCTTGCTCAGATCAGCGCCGGAGGCGATGAGACGCGGCACAATCGTGTCGGACGCATCGTCTTCGCTCGACCAGATAACGACGCTACGCCGTTCGCGGCACGGTTCTCCATCTGGCCAGCGTCCCCCGCTTGTGATGGTCGCGGCGAGACCAATCGTCAGCGTGGTTTTGCCAGTTCCACCAGCACCAGCAAGGATGGTCAGCTTGCCCAGCGCCAGCCAGCCCGGCCAGGCCCAATGAATCGCGGTCGGCGTGATGCTCGTAGCCTGAATGGCATTCGCCCGCCAGGCGTCCTTGGCGGCAGCTTCCGCCCATTCCTTCTTCAGAATCTCGATTGCTGCGGCCATTACGCGACCCCCAACCGGCGCTTGGCCAGCTCTAGCCGCTCTTGGTCCTCGGCGGACAGTTGCTTGCCTAGGCGCATCTGCTCAACCGCAACTGTGATAACCATCGCCTCGAACTGGCGCGCTGCTCGGCTCGGCTGCGATGACCGCGGCTTGTCGCCGGCGAACAGATCGCGCAGATCCAGCCCGACCGCGCCGGTGATTTCTGCGGCGCTACAGCCGGCCCAGCACTTCAGCAGCACCGTGCCGTTGTCAGCTTCCTTAATGCTTAGGCTGGGGTTCTTGTCGTCGTGAGCCGGGCAGCAGGCAAGCCACTTGGCGGCGCCATTCGGCTTCACCTTGTCGAGACGGGACAGAATGTTGTCGATTGGATTCATGCCGCCTCCCCGGTGTGCTCAGAGGTACGGCGAGCCAGAAACTCGGCAAGGTCACTGAGGCGATAACGCACCAGCCGGCCAACTTTCATATAGGGGAGGTTGTAGCGCCCGGTTGAGCGCCAGACGGACAAGGTAGAAGCCTTAATGCCCAGGACAGCGGCGGCTTGCTTGTCGTCTACTTGAACGGGCGGGTTCTTCGGATCATAGCCAAGAGCGGCAGCGATATCGGCCTTGATGGCTTCGATGGTGGTGTGCATGGGTATTGCCTCGTCGGGTCAGAAGTGACGAGGCAATGGTCGAAAAAGCGGGGCGCTTTCGGTCCTAATGGGATTGAGCAGACCCCCAATATGGGTCGTTGGGGTCGCGCTATGCGCCTGCTGTTGCGGCTGTTTTCAGGAATTTCACAACTGTTTCAGAGCTCGCCGGTAGTTCTAAGCCATGCACTGCAGCTGCTGCTCGTAGCGCTTCGTCTGCTTTGTACGGCGCGGCCAGGTTAAGTTTTGCCATGGCGGCCAAGACCGCGATTATTTGAGATGCGCTTTTCCTTTCGCTGGGATGGAGCGGCTTCTCTTTCGGTGCCTCGACTCCGTTGAGCTTGTTAGCAAGCGCCTGGATGTCTTCAGGCTTGAATAGCGGTAGCCGTGAATGACCTAGATAGAAGGTTCGATCGAACTGAAAATCTGGAACGGTATCTTGGTAACCCCAAACACCGTAGGCGTCGCATTTGACGGTGATCCTGCTATCGAATGACACAGGTGCGCCTTGGAACTGACCGCTCACTAGCTGGATTTGGCTGGTAACCTTGCCGTCGCCCATTAGCTCGATATCGACGCCGCGTTCTTCATCCGTGATCTTATCGCCCAGGCAGCTCACATAAACTGCGCAATGACCTGCATTGCAAAGTGCGCCAAGCTCAGTAGGTGTGATTTGGGTTGCGGTTAATTCCCGAAGCCAATCGACGGCCTGCTCAGCACTGAGCCACTTCATCAATCTATAAACCTTGTCCATCCTATGCCCTCCGGCATTCACTCAATAAGATGACCAGCCAGGCGGTTGAGTGCTCCGCTTTTCGCCCCGTCGGGCTAGGCTGGCCAAAAACTATTATGCAGCGAGCTGAGCTAGCTTCTCGCGTGCTTTGTTCTGGTCCTCGATCAGCAGATCGTCCCGATCAAGATCAATGCCGCCTTGGCCAAGTCGTAGCTCGGCAGACGGGAAGGTTTTGCCGATCCGCTCCATTGCCAGCTCCGCTTCGGCCTGGTCTGCAAACGGACCGCAGCAGCCATACGGGTAACGCTCGTTCTGCATGTTCAGCACGAAGTAGTAATTCAGGAACGGGCCGTTCTTGGTGAAGGTCATGGTCTATTGCTCCTTGGTAGTGCTGCCCATTGCAGCGGTGATTTTCTCTAGCGCCTCGCGCACCGGGTCGGTGGCCAGGTGGGCATAGCGGGCGGTTGTCACCGTCGTGGTATGCCCTAACAGCTTGCCGACCATGGGAAGGCTCACGCCTTGCCCAACCAGCCAGCTTGCGGTGGTGTGCCGCAAATCGTGAATCCGAATGTCGGGCACTCCAGACGATCCCACTTCGGCCGCGAATGCCTTCAGCGCCTCTTTCCAGCTCGCATAGATGTTCGTGACATGGCCGGCGCTGCTGCTCGAAGGGAAAACCCATTCGGTACTCACTCCGACGCGGCGCTTGAGGATCACGACGGCGGGCGGCGGCAGCGGTATCGAATGCACGCGCTTGTTCTTATGGTGCGCGCTGCCGATGGTCCAGACGTTCGCGTTTAGGTCCAACTGATCCCAGCGCATCGCCTTCACGTTGCCGGATCGGGCGCCAGTGAACAGGCACAGTCGGAAGATATCGGCGGCGTCCTGGTTGCTGATCGAATCAATCGCCTTGAATAGCGCCGGCATCTGGTCAGGCTTGATCCACTGTTCGCGTGGCGACTCTTGGTTGTCCTTGATCGTCGTCCACGGGTTACGGATGTTCATCCCGTGGTGCTTGATTGCGTGGTTCCAGATCGCCCGCGCCAGCCGCTTAAGGTGGTTTGCTTCGACCGGCCCGCTGTTCACGGTTACGTCGCGGAAAATCTTGCCGACTAGCGTTGAGGTCACTTCACTGACTCGACGGTTAGCTCGGTCTTTCAGATGGCAGTCATAAAGGCGCTGGTCTTTCTTCCAGCTCCGTTTGATTGGCTTGTCCGGGTTCGGCCCGACTGAGCGCTCGGTGGTCCATAGCTTCCACAAGTCACCGACGGTCAACTCGTCTTTTTTCGCGGTGGCGGCTGCTCGAACGCTTTCACCAGAGTTCAGCAGTTTCAAGCTATTGCGCGCGGCAGTACGAGCCTGCTCGACCGTCATGTCAGGAAAGGCACCAATGCGGATGTATTCGGCTGTGCCTTTACGCCCCATACCGCCGACACGGCGAATGACATAGAAGGTCTTGGTCCCGGCGGGAGTAACCCGAACGACTAACCCGGCGGTTTGCGTATCCCAGTACGTTGCACGCGTGGTTGTCGGCTCGATTTTAGCCAGTGCGGTTTTCGTAAATTGGAACTTGTTTGACGCGGTCGTCAT